TCAGGTCTGCACCTCTCAGGTCTGCCCATCCGAGATGCGCATTTTTAAGATCTGCGCCTCGCATGTCGGCGTCTGTCAAGTCGGCGCACGGGAGGCTGGCCTCGCTCAAATTCGCACCGCAAAGAATAACCCCCCGCAAAGAAGTTTCAGGAGCAAATTTTCTCCCCGCGAAATTCATTCCGCTGCAATCTTTCAGCATGAAGGCTGTCAAGAATTCATCCACTTCTGCATTTTCATATTCGAGCTTGTGTTTTCTATTCAGTTGTTCCGTAAGAGTTGCTTCAAACTCTTGCGCCGTCATTGTTTCTTTCTTCAGCATAATTTTGCCTTTCTGGTTTTCGGGATTTTCCTTTCCCTTTCGATACCTTATTATACAGCATTTCCTTGATAATGTCAAGCGTTTAATTGATAGATTCCAGATATATTATCGCCGAATGGTTCAACTAAGGTTACATTTTCGTTCCGTCAGGAAACTCGAAAGCCGCCGGGACGAACCGGCACCCGAGCACCTCCGCGATCGCTGCGAGTTCCGCATCGCTAAAAGTGCTTCTTTTTAACTTCAAATTGAAGTTCGCCGCAGTCGTCCCGAGCTTTTCGGCAACTTTGCGCTGACTTAATCCCGCATAGGCAATGGCGGCCCGTATCTGAGCCTCTTTTCTTTCATCTTTCATTACAATCCGTCCTTTTATGGCGGAGCGGTTGCCCGCCCCGCAGCTTTTTGTTTATCTTATCGCTTATTTCACTTTGATGATTTTTTTGAAATCATCGGTTACGTCCGCATATTTATAGCCGTCGATAACGCCGCCTATCTCAGCAGCTACGCTATGTCTATAAATTTCGCGGGTCACCGGGTTAAGCCAGTATACATATCCGCGGTAGGTTATTTTCTTGCCTTCGGCCAGCTCTGCGATCCGGTTTTCAAGATATTTCATGTTATTTGCCTTTCTGGTTTTTTGGGTTTTCCTTCCCTTTGATGCTTATAATTATACAGTATTCGCACAATAATGTCAAGCGTTTATTTAATGTTTTTAAAGTATATTTTTAATTTCTGAGCATTGCTGCGATAGTGCAGCACAAGTGCGGATCCGCGCTGCGATATCGCAGCGCAAGCGCATTTAAAAGCGACTAACATAGGATAAAAAAAGATTGGGTAGCTTACATTTAGCCTACACAATCCCCAAAATTTATATTAAATTAAAGGACTTTATACACCCCGCAATGGGG